CAGGTCATCCTGGTGAAGTATGGGTTGTAGGCGATAATCTTTATGGTGATCAATGGATCGGTAAAGTAGCTGGTGCTATCAAGACAAAAGAGGAAGCACAAGCTATCGTTACTGGTGAAATCGAAGCAGCACAAACTGCTTGGGATGCATTGTCAGATGAAGAAAAAGTCGGCAGACCTAGACCAGTCGTATATAATCTTCCATAGTCTTAACCTATGGCTAAGTATTCGAATATAAAAGGATTTACAGTTCAAACACTGTCAAGCGATCCCGTTGCGTCTCAGATATCAGGTGGCTCGTGGTCGTCTGGTGGAAATTTACCTGGTGGTAGAGATGAAACTACTGGAGGCGGAACACTAACCGCTGGTATTTTATTTGGTGGATACTCTCCTCCTGAATCAGCCTATAAACCTGAAACATTTGAGTACAATGGAACTGCTTGGACTGAAGGTGGTGACATGAGTAATGCAAGAAGTAATTTTGGAGGACTAGGAACTCAAACAGCTGCGTTAGCAGTAGGAGGTCAAAACCCTGCTATTACAGCAAACGTGACAGAAGAATATGACGGATCATCTTGGACTGCTGGCGGAACTTTACCTACCCCTCTTGTTAGTAATTATGGAGCTACCGGAACACAAACTGCAGGATTAATGATTGGTGGTTTTTCACCAGCCACTCCTGGTTTGCATGCCGAAACATTAATTTATAATGGAAGCTCTTGGTCAGACACGGGTCATGATGTTCCTACTGCATTAGATAGAAATGGAGCTACAGGAACCTCAACTGCTGCTATGACAGGTGGAGGAAGAGCACCATCAACCACAAACGCTTTTTATACTTATAACGGTAGTTCGTGGACAGCAATCACAAACTATCCAACATCAGGTAATCATTTTCAATTACAAGGCCCTTACACAGATGTAATCGCATCTGGTGGCACTCCTGTAAACACAAACGCTAATTGGTGGGATGGTAGTTCTTGGACAACTGCACCATCAATGAGTAATACCCATGGTCAAGCTGCAAAAGCTAATTCTACAGCTGGAGCAACAAGTGGTGACGGTTTTGTGGCGGGAGCAGATCCTTCAGGTTTTAATAGCACAGAACATTGGAACTCTGCGCCTCCAGTATTTACAAAACAAGTCGAAGGACAATTATATTTTAATTCAACAGCAAACGCTTTTAAAGAAACGATGACAGTTTTTGGCACAGGTGCATGGTCATCTGGTGGTAATTTAAATCAAGCAAGATCACAAGGTGGAAATAATGCCTCTGGCGGTAGTGCATCAATAGGTTTAGTAAGTGGTGGTAATAAATATTCACCTGGAGCATCGTACAACAACACAGAAATTTATGATGGTACTTCTTGGACAGAAGTAAATAATTTAAATACAACAAGAGGTTATTCTGCTGGTTCAGGGACACCAAGCGCTGCATTGGTTATTGCTGGAATTTTAGCAGGACAAGCATATGGAATGGCTAACGTTGAAACTTGGGATGGAACTAATTGGACAGAAACTACGGATGTTAATAATCAAAGAGTTCAATCATGGGGAGCAGGAACTCAAACTGCTGCATTTTTTTGTGGTGGAGAAGGTAACCCTTATGCAAACAATAAAGATAAAACAGAGTTATGGGATGGTAGTAGCTGGACAGAGGTAAATGATTTAAATGTAGGTAGAACTCAACTATCGGGAGGAGGATCATCTACAGATGCTATAATGGCAGGAGGATATGCTGGTCCCTCTAGAACTGATGATGCAGAAACTTGGGACGGAACTTCTTGGACTGAAATTTCACATTTAAACACGACTCGAGAAGGTGCTAACGGAGCGGCAAGCACCAGCACTGCAGCACTTATCTTTGGTGGTAGAGCAACACCTACTTATTATGCTGTAACAGAATCTTGGAATGGAACAAGTTGGACAGAGGTTGCAGACTTGGCTACAGGAAGATATAATGGAACATCTGCAGGTTCAAGCACATCAGCTTGGTTAGCAGGAGGTTATCCAGGAAGTAACCCTCAACCTGCAATAACAGAGGAGTGGGCAGTTCCTTCTGGTTTACAGAATCAAACAATTACAGCGAGTTAATTATGGCAACGTATAAGGAAATAAAAGGCGTAACAATACAAACAAGAGATGAGGATCCAAGTTTATTTGTTGGGTCTTGGGCTAGTGGTGGTTCTTTAAACACATCAAGAAGTAATGCTGGAGGGGCAGGAATACAAACTTCTGCACTTATGGTTGGTAAAGAT